GCCGCCGACACCACAGCACTCAACCAATACCACCATCTACTTCCGTTATGTCCAAGTCCTGCTACCTTCAGGTTAGGAGCTAACCGGAACAACGGGAACTGAATATTGTCACATCCTGTATCATAGAATGATGAACTAAGCACTGTGGAACCATATACCTGTATCTCACTCATAAGTTTAACTAAGCAATCCTTCCACTCCCAGTTGCTTGCATATCCTGTGATGCCTGCTCCTGCGTTTGAATTGCCTGTTGTAGATACTGCTGTTGTCAGCAATTCTCTGTGACTAAGTATATGATTATTTAATGCTGTTTGCAAGGCTGCTGCATATACAGGAAGAACCGTTTTATACATCTTAGAGCCTACATACCCACCTGTTGTCACATTTGTATCATTCATAACTGATTTTGTCTTGAAGCAGTCCTTCGGTACAATCACAGCATGATGTTTTGTGAAGGCTGTATCTCCATTATTCCAAAATACATCAAAGCCTGCCAAGATACATCTGACTGTCTCGGCACCACCCAAGTCTGTAGTGATGCTTATGTCAAAATAATCACCCACATACAAGTCCTTAAAGGTTCCTACACTGATACGCTGACATATTTCATCCACCGTATACACATTTGTCAGATTCTTCCCTCTGTAGATGGAATTATGAGCTGCTGCACTGTCAGAAAAGACATTGATGAACTGCTCATTGAGGTATTTGTCATTGTCAAGGAGCTGCTGATGTCTCACATTCCACTCATTATAGTGTGCCGGAGTTGTCCTCTCCATTGCTGTCATCTCAAGGACAAGTTTCGGATGCTCTGCTGCTGTTATATTTGCCATTTTCTTCTTCCTCCTTAATAGTTGTCTTCAATGGTGAATGTCACCTCTGTCTCATCCTTACCTTTTGCAAGGAAATTAGAGAACGCCACCACATCTCCATCCTCATCAATGAGTGCCATCTCACTGATGAATGTACCAACAAGCTCATCTTCCTCAAGCTTGATGGTGTACTCATAGGATGTATCTGAAGTCTTGGTTGATGAAGTATAAGGCTTTCTGACCACCTCTTTCTTCAATGCTACATTCTCCGCAAGTGGTACTATCACGGTACCATCCGCATTGACACCGCCGGAACCAAGTGCAATGTGTGTTATCTTTGCAACCGTTCCGGTTGTATGGCTTGCTTCAGCCATCTTTTTTCTTCTGATTTTGGTTATCACGCTTTTTGTTGCCATTCTACAATACCTCCGTTTTTTGCCAAGCATCTATTATCTTGGAACCATCAAGGCTCCATGTTCCATCAAGGAAGATGAGGTTGTGCTCTTCATGCCATATCACCCTGAACTCCCTTGTATGTTCTACACCAAAGCTGTATGCCTGCTTGGTGGTGTATTCTGTCCTCTGTGCATCCATGAGCCGGGAGCCTGTCAGCTTCCAAAGCCCGTTGAGCTTCAGATAATCAAAGTAGTCAATGACCATCCGGTACCGCTCCAATGTCTTCCTGATGCTGTATTCCTCCTCACAAGGCTGCATCCTGTACCGCTGCTTCAGGAGCAGCTCCTCTTCATGCTGATGGTGGAATGTTGTGCTCCATCTCATTTCTCTTGGAGACATCTCTGCATCCACCACATGGCTTCCATCTGTTATCCATGAGCCATCTGTCTTCAGGTATGACCGTCAAAGTTCACCGTTGTCTGTATGCTTCCGGCATCAATATATCACTCCAAGCCCAAGAGTGATAACCCCTGCCATCACATCAGAGAACGTGATAACATAATCCATAGGCTACTTCTTTCTGATGAGCTTTTCTGCAAGCTCTGTGACCCTTTCCCATCCATCCATTGACACCAACGCCACAATGAAGGCAGCAATGAATGATGCAAATACCATGAACCACTCAATGGCTACCCCATAATATGCCGCAAGTCCCAACAGGCAGACCGGGCAGAGGATGAGGGACAGGATGATGACTGTCAGGGCTGTAGGCACCTTCTTGTCAAACCATGTCCACTTTTTGAGTGCCTCCGTAATGATGGAGACGATAAACGCCATCACACCGATAAAGAGGACAATCTGTGATACATCCACTGTAAAATTCGTCATACAAACCACTCCTTTTCTGTCATTTTTTTTGAGAATAATACACAAAACAATAAGAGCATGTACTAAGTACATGCTCTTATCTTATACTCATTATGAAAGACTCTTTAGGGGAAACATTTTCGGAAAATCAATCATCATTATTCATGTCAAAAATGCTCATCTGTCCTATCATTGGCTCATCCTTCAGTATGTTTCCTATCTGCTTGGTTGTCAGATTATACTTCTCTGCAAGCTCCTTTGAGTTGTATCCGTTCCACTCTTTCTTGATACGCCTGTTTCTTGCCGGAGCTATGATGTTCTCTGTCTTTGGAAAGTAGAGCTCATCTCCTTTGGCATACTCACTAAGCTCAATGAACTTCTCAATCCCTATGATGTCCACCACAGGGCGGTAGCTCTCTGAAATATCCTCCAACGTGGTCTCTTCAATGAGGGCTCTTGTTAGTTCATCTGCTACCATTATAGCCTCCTTCCTACTATTATGAGGCTTTCTTGGTGTATGAGAGGCTTATCCATCCGGCTCCGGACTTCAATCTGCCCCATCCATTCTTTTCCTCCACAATAGTGTACTTGTTCTTCTTTCCTGCCACTTCACGGATGGCTCCTACTACACTGTATCCTGTTCCTGCACCGGAGCGGATGTTCAGTACATCACATGTGGTTGTGATGAGATACGGTGTGAATGTTGTGCCTGTGGATGCAGCTACCTTCTTGGTGTATGAGAGGCTTATCCATCCGGCTCCGGACTTCAATCTGCCCCATCCGTTCTTTTCCTCCACAATAGTGTACTTGTTCTTCTTTCCTGCCACTTCACGGATAGCTCCTACCACCTTGTTATCCGTTCCTGCACCGGAGCGGATGTTCAGCACATCACATGTGGTTGTGATGAGATACTCCTTGAAGTCATCATCCTTCTTGGTCTCATCCGGCTTCGGACTTCCATCTCCTGCCTGACTGCTTCCGGTTTCCTTAATTGCATCCAGTATCTTCAGTATCTTTTCACCATATCCAGCTCCTGCCGCCCATCCTTTGCTCTTCGGGTTCTCCTGTATTCCAAGATACTCCACATAAGGAGCACATCCACGGGATACAAGGTCAAAGCGTGGGTCAACACATTCCTGCTTCAGCTTCGTTGTATTGGCGTATGCCTTGAGGTGTTGTATCTGTGCCCGGATGCCAAGCTGTGGCGTTTTGAAACTGTTTCCTGTCTCTCCGTTCTGTGTCACTCCCATACCACAGAAATTATTCTGTGAGAGCTCCACAGCACTTCCGGAGAAGGTGAAGTTGCCTGTCTCAAGACAACTCTGTGCAAATGCAATGTCACCACGGATATTCTCCGCTTCACCTTCAGACAGATACAGAGGTATCATATCAAGTACGCTCTGTGCAACGCTGCCATTCTTTGCCTTGATGTATGCTGTCATCTGCTCCGCTGTAGTTTCAGATTTTCCGGTTATCTTGGTCATGCTGTCCTTCTGCTCTGTCCCTCCTGAAATAGCTTTCTTGAAGGCATCCCATGTGTGCTTTGTCGAATTATACACATACGGATTAGGACATATCTTTCCGGTCACATCATGGTGACGGATAACATTGGAAGCAGGAACTCCATACTTCTGCATCAGGTACTTAGTCAGTTCAATGGCAGCATTGACAGTTGCCTCTTCAAAGTACCAATCCTTGCTTTCCGCTGACTGACTTCCTTTGTTGCGGACACACATCTCAATGCCTATAGAGTTGCTATTCCTGCACTCTGCATGTTTATAGCTGCTTGCTCCACAGTGCCATGCAATGTCCTCATCCTCAACACTCTGCCATACCTCTCCATTAAAGCCTACAAAGTAGTGTGCTGATGCTCCAAGATACTTACTTGCATAATACTTACAATTTGCCTCTGCTCCTCCAAGAGCCCCTACATAATGGATAACAATGTACTTGATACGCCCTGCGTTATCCTTATTTGTGAAATTGTACGGGGTCAGGAGCTTCTCAATCTTTGGTGCTTCCATTCCTACACACTCTCCTCTCCAAAAAATCCCATGCTGTCAGGGTCTAAACTGTTGCGGAACTCTTTGAGTTCCTCTTCCGTCATGTTGCTCACTTTCTCCTGAAGCTCTGCTCTCTGCTCCGGAGTCATGTCCTTGGTGTATTCACTAAGGATGTCCTTGCTCTGTTCTGCCATGATTATTCCTCCTTTTCCGTTGAGGTACTGACTAAGTGCTGCTCTTGAGTAGTTCATCTTGAGAGCTGCCTCTGCCTTCGTCATCTTCATCTCCGCCAGTCTCTCATTCATCTGCTCTGCCAATGTCTTCTCTGTTTTGTAGGTATTCAATGCTTCCATGTTTACAACCTTCCTTTCCTTCAACCTTATTTCATATTTTCCAAGTACGCCGCCGCAATCGAAAATGCCAACCACGCCAATTCAACCAATGCTATAACTGCCATAACCACAAGGGCAGCTCCAATCAATATCATCCTGACCATATCATCCTCCTATAGCTCTAAGCTTCTTGAGGGCGTTTTCTGCCTGCCTGCTCATGTATTCGCTGTCCGCTTCAGGCTCTTCTCTCTTCTCGGCTCTGAAGCCCTGCTGATAGGTTCTGTCTGTAGGTATCGTGATGACCTTTGCAGCCTTCTCCTGCTTCTTTCCACCTATCATCAGCTCAATACCACCTGTAGTCTCATTGAAGCCAACATACTGCTCATTGAGCTCCTCAAACGGTCTTCTTGCCTCTTCAAGTCTTTCCCGGTCACGCTTCTGCTGTCTCTTCTGCATCTTCAGGTGCTCCTCAAGAGCTTTCTGTGTAACCTTCGGAGCTATCTGAAGAAGTTCCTGACAATATGCTTCACAGATACGCTTGCCCTTTTGGTCAAAGACATACAGGACAGCCATGTCATCCGGGTCATACTTGATGTCAACCTTCCGCCCGATATAGTCACAAAGCTCATCAGAGCGGTACTCATATCCCCACTTGGTAATGCCAATGTTACGGACCTTTCCAACCAATTACAGACTCTTTGATATAGTCCTTGTCTTTGGTTTTCCTCCAACCTTCTTCAGAGATACCCGGCTCACTACTTCCAATGAGTCCGGAAGGTTCTTGACCACAAGCCAATTCTCCGGCACCAATCCATGAGCCTTCATCATCTTCTTCTGTTCCCTTGTGGGAGCCTTTCCGTTCTTCATCAGTAGCTCACCTCCGTCTCCTCTATGATTTTGTCAATTATATTGAGAGCGTTTTCCTTTCCCTCAATCTCTGCCTCAAGCTCCATCCGGTTCTCCCGGAGCTGCTCAAGCTCTGCATCCAACTTCTCTCTGTGCTCAACCAATGCTTCCATATCATCACTTGACAGGTTCAGCAAGTGCATCATCTCCTCTCCTGTGGTATAATATGAAAAGCAGCCGGGACAACCATCTATGGAAAATCAAAATCATCCGGTAGAAAAAAGGTTAGGTTGTACCACAAAAACCTTATTATCAATCACCTTCCCTGTTCATGGTGCCACCCGTGAAGATACTAAGCGGAAGGTGACGGAGCTCTGTGAGTCCTTCTTTAGTAGAGAAGGCTCTCGGCTTCCCGTTACTATCACTGATGAGGATGGATGTGTGCTGTACACATCTGACTCTGATTTAATGTAGAAAGGAGGAAGCCCCGGCTGCATTTTCGCTATTCAATTCTCAAGGTAGGACAGGACAGCTCTTCTATCTCTTCCTGTATCCGTTGCACTTCTCTCTGTGCGTTCCGGAGGAGCTCATCAAGCTCATGGGCTTTCTTTGCTCTTGGAAGCATGTCATGGAAGATTGTCATACCAAAGCTCTTATACAGTTCAGCAACTTCATCTTTGCCGGATGTGTTCAGGATAGATGGATGCCACATGTAGACTTCTTCAATCACTTTGTACTGCTCATCCGTGACAGTTCTTTCAATTCTTTCTTCAAACTCCTGCTTCTGCAT